ACTGGCCGGTGGCGGGGTCGAACTTGTTGATTTCCAGCACCTGCTCCACGTCGCGGCCGGTGTTGGGGTCTTGCTCGGTGATGCGGAAGATGCGGTAGCTGTCGTAGTAGCGCTGCACCAGCTTCAAGATGCGCTGGGCCAGCAGGTTGCGGGTGTAGGCCAGGTTGTCCAGGGGCACCGCGAGCTGCTGCTGGCTGGCGTGCTGCTTGGCCTGGATGGCAATGCCGCTGACCTCGGCGCCCTGGTTGCCGCGCATGGCCTCGGGCACGGTCACATCCTTCAATGCCTGGGTGGCGCGGTCGATCAGGCGGTCAACGCCTTGAGGAACAGGGTTGGCCGTGATTTTCTTGGGTGGTGTGCTGCCCTTCTTGTATTCCAGCACCAGGCCAGTCTCGGCGCCGCGCTGCTCCAGCTCGTCGGCGTCCATGTTGGTCAACGAGTCTTCTTCGACTTCCCAGCCGCTGTTCGCTGCGCTGTTGATGATGTGCACGAACTGGCTCACGCTCTTGTTCAGCGCCTCCTGCGGACCGATGGCGTTGTCCACCAGGCCGCGCGTCTTGCCACGTCGGAAGTAGGCAAAGTACGGGACGATGGTGAAGTGCTCGTAGGGGCTGAAATCGTCGTGCAGGGTCTTGGTGTAGGTCGTGACGATCCACTTGATGCGCTTGCGCATCCGCATGGCCGTCTGAGCGCCGGCTGCAATGGCCGCGTCCTGCTGCTCTTTGGTCATCTGGTCGAAGACCATCACATCGCCGGTGTCGGGCATGACCAGGCATTTGGTGCGCTCGTAGACCCACTTCTGCCGGTCGATGATGCGGTAGCGCTTGAGCCCATCGCCTGCGTCGTTGTAGGCGTCGGCCAGGCCCATGGTGGTGTCCATGCCGAACTTGGGGCGCTCCACGTCCTCGCCGTCCAGGTCGCCAAAGTCCTCGCCGCTGTCGTTGGACTCCTTGGCGATGTTGAGTGCCTTCTGGCCGTACATGCCACCGATTTCAGGTTCGGTCAGCCAGCGGGTGATGATGACATCGCCCCAGGTGTCGGGGTCGTACTGCTTGGCGTCGGGGTCGGGGATCACGTCACGCGGATCGTGCGTGGCCACCTCGATGTCGCCCTTGATGTTGCTGTCGAAGTTCATGCGCAGCTCGTAGTAGCCGCGCTGCTCGATCAGGCCATCCGTGTAGACCTGCGTTTCCTTCCAATGCAGGCGGGTCTGGTCACACACCTGCTTGACCACCTTGGAGAGAACCGTGGCCGTGGCCATATCGGCTTTGCCTCCGCGCGGGCGAAAAGCGATGTCCATGCGGTTGTTGATCTGGTGCCCAATGGCCGAATTGGTGCTGGGCAGAATCTCGTTGAACTCGTAGAACGGGCGGCGCTGCTGGGCCAGGATGGCCTTGTCTGCTGCGCTCCACTGCTCACCGCCCCCCAGGTACATGCCCTGGCATCGCTCGGCCTGCTCCATGTATTCCACATGCCCGCGATCCTTGCCGTAGCAGTACCGCGCCCAGTTCTCTTTTGCGTTGTCGTCCATGGTGTTCATGCGGCCTGGGCCGATCCTCCGGTTCGGGTGTTCATGGTCTTGAGGCGGTCACGCCAGCTCGGGGCCTTCTTGGCCTTGGGTGGGCGCGGCACGCCGGCCGCAAAGGTCATGGCCACGGCATCGCCCTTGTCTGGGCTGCGACCCAGCAACTCCCGTATCTCGTCCTTCTCGCGCATCTGGATAGCTGCGTGCTGGCCCATGGTCACAACCTTGTAGCGAACGGCGCACAGGTCGGCCAGCAACTCAGCGTCCGGGGGCAGAGAGATAGGGTTAGGGTTGGCTGGGTCCAGGGCCTCGCGCAGCCGCCAGTACATTTCCGCGCGCACGTTGCGGAATCGCAGGGTGCCGTTCTTGTCCAGCAGCGTGGATTTCTCGGAGCCCACGACCGCGTGCACGTGCAGGCCCACACCCTTGATGAAGTCCAGGGCGCTTGAGCCGATGCCGATGGCGTCCACAGCGATCACGGCACCGTCACGCACCAGGGGCGCAGCAAAGGCCGCCGTGGTGGGGCCGTCTTTCGTGACCTGGCCGGGCGCTGTCACCAGCTCATCAAACCAGGTGTCGTGGCGGCGCGCGGCGGTGGTTTTGTCCATGCCGCCCCGGGCGGGGTCCAGGCCCATGCAGGTCATGTCACCCTTCTTGATGGGGCGCGGCTCCCAGCGGGCTTGTGCGGCCTTCACCCATTCGGTGGGGATGGTCTGCCAGGCTGGATCGCTGGCGCCGGCATTGAAGTCGCCCTTGAGCATCTGCGAGCGCAGGGGCTCGGGCAGGGCCTGCAGCGTGGCCTTGTAGCCGGTCAGGGTCAGAAACAGGTTGTCGTTGACGCTGGACGGGATGAAGGTGCGGCTCTTGGGCTGCATCCAGTCCTTGCCCACCAGCACGGGCTCGGGGCCAGGCACCTCGCGGTCCTCGCCCTTTTCGTCGGTGACGTACCAGCGCAGTTCGCCAGGCGCGGCGCGGTTGGGGTGGTTGGGGTCCAGCCATGCCGCCCAGTACCGCTTGACCCACTCCCCTTCGGCGGTGGTCGGCGGGTTGCCGGCACACACCACACGCTGGCGGATGTTGGGGTTGTCCGTCCGCATCCACCCGATCAGGGTGCGAAACTGCAGCTCGGTGAAGTGGGTGATTTCGTCAAAGCCCTTGAGGTCGTGCGGCCGACCCTGGTACTTCATCCAGTCGTCGGGCTCTTTCACACTGCCCAGCTCCATCACGCGACCGCCAGGCAGACGCCACAACCCTTTCTGGCTGTTGTAGCCGTCACGGGTGCCCAAGATGCCCGACATGCGTTCCTCGATGCCGGTGAGTTGCACGGCCTCGCGGCGAAAGATGATGCTGTGCTCGTGGGCGGTCAGGCACAAGCCCAGCAGCAGGTCGGTTTTGCCGCCACCTGCAGCGCCGCCGTAAAAGGTGATGTCGGCTCGGCTGTCGTAGGCCATCGACTGGGGGCCAGGCTGCGGCACCCACACGGGCGCACCCTTGCCGGTCAGCAGGCGGTCCAGCTCGGTCTTTTGCTCGGCAGAGAGGTTCTTGACGTGGGCCAGGGCCTCGTCCAGCGTGTTCATGCCGCTGCGCCCCCCGCCTTGAGGAAGTGCAGCAGGCGCACGGCGCGCTCGGCGTCGGTGAGGGCCTTCCCGCCTGTGCCGTCGTCACCGTCACCGCCTTTGTCGTCCAAGCCGAAAGCCTGGCGCTCCATCTTCACCACGCGCTCCAGCATTTCAGACAGCTTCTTGGCGCTGTCCACGCGCTCGGGCATGGAAATGACTTTGCGGTAAGCCTCGTTGAGCCGGTCACGGATTTGGCGGCCGTCTTCAGTTTCGCCCGATGTATCCAGCAACTCGCCCAGGCGCTCAAACAGTTCGGGATCGGCAACCAGGTGCTCCAGCTCACTCATGAGGTTCTGGAACATGGCGCGGCTGCGGCGGATGTCTTGGCGGTGCTCCAGGATGACCGAGGCTTGGAGCGTGGCCGCCACCTCGACCTGCTGGCGTTCGGTGGCTTGATACGCAGGCTCAGTGCGTAGCGCCGTGCGTACTTCAGCCTTGCGTACTTTTTCCTCGGCCTTGGCTTTGACCTTTGCAGACAGGTCGCGGGTCCATTCATCGCGCTTGGCACGCTGGCGGATGGCGCCTTCAGTGATGCCATGCTCTGCCGCAATGGCGCGCAGCGACTTCACACCGAGGCGATAGTCGGCCTCGATGACTTTCCAGTCAGGTGCTTTTTCCGGGGGATTGGACATAGGCCCGGATGCTGCCGGGGCCTACGCAGTACGCAAAGACAAGGTGGGGGTGATGGTGGCCGGGGTCGAACCGGCGCAAACGTCAATCGCGGCGAAGCGCTGACTACGGGATGCCTCCCGTGCTCTGTCCACTGAGCTACACCATCGGGTCAACCGGCTTGGCGCGTCCCCCAGGAACCCCCAGGGGCAAACCGGCTGGCCTGATGGCCCCGGATGCCGGGGTCTTCAGGGATGGGTCCGTGGCCTACGGCTGGGCGCATGGGCAACCCGCAGGGCTTGCGCCCTCCACCATCAAGGATGCAGGCCGAAAGGGGCAAGGACGCCCCACTCGCTTCTGCCGTCAGCCCACATGCTTGATAGTCCCTTGAGCGTTATTTCAGGCGGGGCACCCGGTGGATTTCGACACGCTCTGGCCGTATGACAGCCGGTGATCCACAACCGGCGCGGGAATTATGCCTTGGGCTCCTTCGCCTTGTCGATCTGTGCCCGCACCCAGTCAGCGCCCCCCAGGCGGGCGAGCTTCTCGTGTTGCTGCTCGGTCAGGCGGATGGACGTGGCGCGGCGGGGGCCTTCGGGCGTGGGCTTGCGGCCCTGGCCACGGGCGTTCGGGGGGCGCTTCGCGGGGGCGGCCTTGGGCTTGGGGGTCTTGGCGGTGGTCATGGGCGGATTATTGCGCCTGGCGGTCACTTCTGTTCAGCCAGGATTTCCAGCTTCGTGACCTCAAGGACGCCGATGGCCTCGGCCACGCTCATGCGGCCGGACTCGGCGTACACCAGGGCCTTGATCTGCTCCACCAGAGCCTGAATGTCGGCGCGGCGGGTGGGGAATTGGATCACGTCGGCCACGGTCAGGCTCCTTCCTTGTGGGCGATGCGGTAATCCTTGAATACCATGCCCTTTGTTGCGTCACCGACTTTGCAATCACGCACCCATCCACGTTTGCCGCTTGGGTATGTGCGCCAGTGGCCGCGACGGTCGTGCAAGCGCGGGCTGGCGTGTTTGCCGCCTTGGTGGTCGTTCTTGGGCTTGGGAGGCTCGATGGTGACGGTGTGCCAGTCGAACAGCACCGGGCCTAGACCTTTGGCTCTGCGCTTGCTGTTGATGAGGGATTTGCGAGGCAGTGGCTTGTAGGCGGATTGGCCGGGGGCCAGAGCCTGAAGCCATGCACCCACGGTTGCGATCAGCCCGCGTGCAATTTCGCTGTCTAGCTGCGGGTCATCTTTGAGAGTGTGCAACTGCAAACCAGCATCGGTGCGGGTGTAGGTGAATGATGGATGTTTTTCGTAGTGGCCCGCGTCCAGCGTCCACCCGGCGTAAGCCACCACATCGCCTTCCTGACCCAAGATGATGAGCCAATTGGCCGCACCATCTACCCCGGCAATGGCGCAGCGGCTGTATGGCAGCGGGGTGTCGTTGACCACATTCAAATTGATGCGTTGGTCAGGCTCAATTTGCGACGCATCGAACCAGTGGAACAGTTCGGCATCGGGGCAGACTTTGACCATTTCGCAGATCAGCGGTGTCATGTCTGCTCCTTGTGGGTGGTGCCCACCTCTTTGCGATTCGCCTTCATCATCAAAAGGCGGCTCATGCGGTCGGGCGGGATGGGCTCTCCCATGAATGTGGGTGGCGACGGGTTGACCTTTTCCCATGCGGCTTTGTATTCGTCCAGCAGCTTGCAGGCGGCGTCCCAATGGCCGTGGTAGTCAACGATCAGGCACTCCAGCATGAAGGCCAGCCTGGATGCGTATTCGCTGTCGATCAGCAGGCCGGGGTTTGGGCTGCATGGCCGGTCACACATAGACTGGCATGGCTCGTTGGCGACGGGGCAGTAATCGGGGCGGGTCATTGCTTCCCCTCCTGTTTTGCAGCCGCACGGCGCTGCGCACGGTTGGGCTTGTCCACCTTGACCTTGCCGACAAGCTGCGCGGCCTTGGCTTGCTGTGTGAGCGTCTGTTTGGCGAGGGTTGCGCCACGATTGATGGCCGTGGTGTTTTTGCTCATGTCTGCTCCTTGTGGGTGGCGCGGGCAATGGCGGCGTCCTGCTCTTTCAGTGCGCGGATGGCATATTCGCAATCACTTGCACCTGTCTGGGCGTCAGACTTCATCTCTGGGTACTTGCGCCCCTCTGTGCGCTCGTATTCGTTAGCAATGGACTCGCACACCTTCGCCGCATCCTCCAGCGCCTCAGCGCGGGCGATGGCGTAGAAGCGGGCGAGTGCTTCGGGGCCGAAAGCGCAGGCAGTTCCGTTGTGGTGGCGGTTGGTGTAGGTGGTGCCTCCTGCGGAACGCGCCGCCTCAATGATCTTGTCGGTCATGGCTGCACCTCAATCCTTCCTGGGCGCTCATGCTCGCCGGGACAGAACTCTGCATCGTCCCCATCCCTCCAGCCTTGCCGCGCTGCCTCAAGGCATTCAGGGTGCCACCTATTGCGCTGAATGCTGCAGTCATACACGCTTCGCTCGTCCAGATATGCGTCACCCTTGGCGATAATTTCTCCGCACCAAACGCACTGGTGTTGCTTGACAGCTTTTCTGTCAGTCATCGAAAAAAGGTGATAGGCCATCACGCGCCTCCCTTCTCGCCAACGATGCCGGGAGGTGGGGGTAGGGGCATCCAGTGGGTCAAGTTCTTGACCGCCACATTCACCCAGCCGTGCCCGGTTTCGTACTCGCTGACGCACCAGTCGAAGTGGCCTTTTGGCGAATACTCTGGGTGCGCCCACGACACGTTTGGCACTCGCTCGCCGTTCCATCCATCAAACTCGGACACAAAGTCCTTCGGCGCTGTCTCAATCGGCAACCACTGCGGCACCCGCTTTGCCAGAACGGCGGCCTCGACGGCGCGGCACAGATTGAGGTAACGATTTTCGGCGTCTTCTCCCATCGTCCAACCGTTGTGCCAATCAAGACCAGCTTCATGGACTGACTCGCGCACTTCATCAAGGGTCAGCACCTGCCCCGCCTGCGCTGGCTTTACATCAGGCGTAAAGACGGAAAACGCATGGATCAGCGCATCACGCATGAACTCAAACTCACCCGGCTCGGTCGTCTCGTAGTCCAGCGTGAACTGCTGTGCGCCCACCTTGAAAGCGAACTTCGGGCCGTGCATCAGGAACTCGACGCCGTATTGGTTGGGCTGGTTCTCGGGGTCTGTCAGCGCTTGGTGAAAATGCCCCGCCTGCGCTGGTTGTGCTCGGCGGTTCCAGGCTTCGATGGCAGCACTCTTGGCTTGCTCGGGTGTTGGCTCCACGGCCATTTTGTGGGCGCACGCGGAGTACCCGCCACAGTAACAAGCCAACGCGTAGAAAAACCGGGTTCCGTCGATGTTGTCAGGGCGCTCAAGGGATCGCGGCGCACCACCGCAGAACGGGCACGGCTTCAGATCACTCATGGTTCCGTCCTTTCTGCTGCGCGATGGCTGCGTCGATCATGGCGCGGTAGCCCTGTTCAAAAGCCTTGCGGTTGTCTCCGTTGACGGCAATAAATCCGTCAGTCATAGCCCGCATCATTTCTTCAGTAGGCACAACAGGGACCGTCACATGATTAACTTCAAGCGGGGGCGGCATATCTGCAATGATCCACCAAGGTGTATCACTCATGGCTGCTGTCCTTTCTGCTGCGCGATGGCTGCGATGGCTGCGTCTGCAAGCATCTTTGCAATCAACGAATCAACCATCACAGGGTCGAAAAGCTCGTGCGCGGAGGTAAATTCGACGAAGTTGCCCGTCTTGTCCGGCACCTTGCGAACACTGCCTTGTGCGTCCTTCATAAAGCTGAAGCGCGGCAACTTGCAGAAACCGCGCCGAAGCGCCTCAATCGCTTGGTCGTATTCACGCTGATTCATTGTGGCCTCCGATGAACGATCACTGATGCGCCCGTCTCCGGGTCGGTGTATGCAACGTCTGGGTTGCACCAGCACGGTGAACCGTCTGTTATGTGTTGCGGCTGAACGCCGATGCCGTGGCGCCGCTCGACCTCGCGGGCGAACTCAATCATTTCGCGGTCAGATGTAGGGCGCTCGTCGTACATCGTGACAAGCTCGTGGTCGGGAATGGGTGCCGCATCCCGCACCACATCGGGCGGCACCGCCTCGGCCTGCTGGGGTGCTGCAAGCCCATAGCGGACGCGCATGTCTGCGGCCAGTTGGGGATGGGTTTCCTCTACTGCTGAGGCGTACGCTGCCAGCGCTGCCTTAGCGTGCGTGTCGTGGGTCACGTCCAGCACAAAGTAATCGCAGCCATCATGCTTGCCGCCTGGAGCATCGCTGCCATCTGTCCGGTGCACAACGAACTTGCGAAACAGGCCTTGCTGCTCTGCCGATTTGGTTTTGTCACGCTCTGGCAGCGAATCAGAATCACCGCAGCCACAGAACGGGAAGCGCCCGCTGCTCCCAAAACCGTTCTCACCGCGCTCCGTGATGCTCAGTTGCTCGGCAACTTCGAACACCACCTTGGGCGATGGGCACAACCGCGCCTGGGCGATGCGGTCGCCTGGCTTCACGAAGTAGGGCGGGCCGTCCACCGTGGCGTCGTTCAGATCGCATGTGAGCTTCACCATCACCTCGCCGCGATAGTCGCTGTCAATCTGCCCTTCGCAGTTCGCCAGACGCACATCGTGGTTGAAGCCTTGGCCGCTGCGGCTGTGTACCTCCAGCACGTAGCCGTCAGGCACTTCAAAGGCAAGGCCAGTGCCGCACACAACCGGCGTGCCGTAGGTGACGGTCGAACCGATGCACTGATTCCCGTCCACGGTCGTGGCGTACAGGTCAAAGCACGCAGCGCCTTCGCTTTGGTATGTCGGCACCTTGGCATCAGGGTGGAGTTTGAGGATTCGGAGTTTCATGTTCTTCCTGGTGGTGGGCAACACTGTTGCGCCTGTTTGTTTAGTATATTACGTAATACATCAAACAAACAAACGTTTTCTGCGCGCAGATCACAAACCCGAGTGGGTCATAGCGCCGAAGGCGAACAGCAGGCCGGCAAGCTGCTTGGCCAGCGCCAGTGCCTCGCGCGGGGTGAGGTTCGTCACCACGTCGTCGCCAATCTCCAACTTCAGGCGGCCATGGGGCAGGCTGGTGGTGCTAACCGCGCGATCCAGGGTCTGATCCACATACTCGTAATAGCCATTGGCCACGCCACGCACCAGGCCGTCAGACTTCAGGATATGAAGCTGGTCGTCAACGGTCGAAGGACGCAACGAGGTGATTTCAACCAGGCGCTGGCGGCTTGCCGGCTGGTTGTGCTCGTTGAGGTCGATGACCGCTTGCAGAACGATCTGGCGGGCGGTGCGTTTCTTTTGCGAGGCATCTTTCATCATCAGGGTTTCCTCGTGAGGGTCAGTGGTCGTTGACGGATTGCGGGGTGACTTCGTGGCGGTGGATTTGGTCGGCAAACCAGTTGCTGTCGATCAATCCAATGGCCTTGGCGCTGGCAGTCAGGTCGGGGTGCGGCTGCAGGGCCAGCTCGACGGCGCGGTCCAGGGCCAGGGCGTACTTGGATTGCCAGCGGTAGCCCTCCAGGCACAGTTGCTGGATGGTGCGCAGGGCGCCGTGCAGTTGCTTGGCCCAGGCCGGCATCTGCTCGCCGTACACCTGAGCGGCGGCTTGGCAGGGGTAGCCAATGACCACGGACAGCCGGGCCAGCAACTCGGTGGCGTCCTGGCCGTCCTCGGCTTCGAGGATCATCAGGCGCACGGTCAGCGACTGGCTGGCGTACTCGGCATCCTGGCGCTTGACGTTGGCGCGCTGGATGGCGGCTTCCACTGGGTTGCTTTTCTTCCAGCGGCTCATGCGCGCTTCCTCGTGCTGTCATTGGCGGCGAGGCTGGTGAACAGGCCGGCGAAAGGGTTGGCTCGATACTCAACCCAGGACTCATGCCTTCTGACTCGGCGGATGGTGTTGGGATCAACGCTGAACTCTTTTGCCAAAGCCTTGTTTGTTTGTTCTGAGGGGCGGCTGCGAATGTCACGCACCTTTTCCCAATCAAGCGGGCTGTGCGCCTGAAAGATGACGGCCTTCTTCATGGAAAGCTCGACAGTGCTCCACTTGCCTTCCCGGCCCAGGTCACGCAGCTTGTCGGTGCGGGTGCGCCATGCAGCATGTTCCGGGCTGCAACAGTGGTTTTCGTTACAGGTATTGCTTGCCCAGTGGTCGGGGCTGGGCCGCTCATTGCCCAGGGCCTCCAGCACAACGACGCGCGTGGAAACGGCCGGCTCATTGCGGCGGTTTGGGTGCCTCATGTTGGGCGTTTTTCCACCGCCAGTCAGGGCTGCTTTCCAGAGCCAGCAATCACCAACTTCGTCACAGCGATCGTGCACAAGTTGGATGATTTGCTCGGGCGTCAGTTGCGGTCGTTCTTTTTTCTTGGTCATGGTTGCGGCACGTTCTTGGGCCACAGGCCCAGGCGGTTAAGTTCTTTGACGGTGCGCTCGTGGGCAGCGGTCCAGATCGCCACGCGCTCGGTCTTGGTCAGGTGGGAGCCTTGATCCAGCTCGCCGTGGCAGCGATGGCACAGGCTGGCCACCCGGTTGTCGTCGGCCTTGATGGCCTTGCCCTTGCCATGGGCGGCCCAGTTGGAGTGGGCGGCCACAACGGTGCCGTCGGCAATGCCGCAGTGCTGGCACGGGATTTCACGGCACGCCTCCAGCAGCTTCTTGCTGCGCACGTACTGGTGCTTGGCCACGGGCACAGCCGGCGCGGCGGCCACCGGCACCATCACCGCGCGGCTGGTGGACTTGTGCACCACGGCAGGAGCGCGGTGCGGGCGCGACTCGTCCAAAGCCTGCAGCAGCGGCAGGTCGCGGCGGCGCGGCCAGGGTGTGCGTTTCATGGGAGTGCGCTTCATGCAGCACCTCGCTTCAGCACGGCCTCGATGCGACGGCCAAGCCAGCGCACATTGGGCACAGCCCACGAGTTGCCCAGCGCCTTGTAGCGCGGGCCGTCGGGGCATTCGTCGGCGGGTTTCTTGCGCCATGGGATAGCGGTGTAGCCATCGGGGAAGCCCTGCAGGCGCTCGCACTCAACGGGCGTCAGGCGGCGCACCTGCATGGCGTGCAGGACGTGCGGCTTGTCGCCTCCGCCGCTACTGGCCCGCAGGCAGTTCCGCACCTCGTCGCCTAACTCTGCTGTCGCCCCGCCTTCGCGTCCACGCAGGGCCACGGCCACCGCCACGCCTTGCGCGCAATCCAGGGTGTGCGTGCATTCTTCTTGGATACCCCACCCGTTGGCGCTGGTGTGGGCGGTGCGGATTCCGTAGGCCACCGGCTGCTGAACAACCGTCGTGCTGCTGTTGTCGATGTTGCCGGGGGTTCTGGCTCGCAGACACTGAGCCAGCTCGTCGTAGCTGGCCACCTTTTGCACAGTCGGGTCTGTCCCGTGGATCGTGACGCCGACCGGCACCAACGGCGTGCCGCGCCCCGTGCCGTCTTCGCTGGCGTCGAAGCCCTCGCCGCGCAGGGTGTGGGCGGTCTGCACCACAAGGTCGGTTGCGTCTTTGTAATCGTGCGCTTTCATCGCGCTCGCGCTGCCGTCGTCGCGGTATTCACCGAACGCGACCATGCGGTGTGTGGACGCCTCAATCAGCCCACCATCGCAGTCGAAGTCTGTGCCAAGGCCACCGCCTCCAAGGCTGCGTGCAGGGATGGTGGGAGCGACTTTCCCCGCTTCTCGGCTCGGCGCAGTATCCCGGCGCAGGCCGTCCCACTCAAAAAGAACCGCTGCGGGATCGAAGTCGTTTCGAGCACTTGCGACAACGAACACACGGCGGCGTCGTTGGGCCACTCCGAAGTATTGGGCGTCCAAGGTCCGCCAAGCGACTGCGCGCTGGGGTCCATACACAGCACCAGCGTTCGCCCATTTGCCCCCTGGCGGCTGAAGCGGGTCATCTTCTCCGGCAAGCCCAGCCAGAAAGCACCCGAACGCATTGTCTTTGGTCGATAGGACTCCGGGGACGTTTTCCCAGAAGACAACGGCGGCGGGCTTTCCTGCTCGCACTCGAACATGGTCAATTGCATCTGCCAACTCCACAAATTTGAGGGTCAAGTTGCCTCGGTCATCGGACAAAGATTCACGCAGACCGGCCACGCTGAACGCCTGGCAGGGGGTGCCGCCACACAGCATGTCGGGCGCTTCGACCTCGCCCACCAGCACACGGCGGGCAATGGCGGTCATGTCGCCCAGGTTGGGCGTGTCGGGGTAGTGGTGCGCCAGCACGGCGCTGGGGAAAGGCTCGATTTCTGCGAACCATGCAGCCCGCCACCCAAGGGGATGCCAAGCCACAGAGGCTGCTTCGATGCCGCTGCAAACACTGCCGAATTTCACAGATCGCCCTCCCACGCCGGCAACGTAACCCCACGGTCAACGGCCACCGAATACAGAAACTCGATCCACTCCGAGAACTGCGCCTTGGTGAACTTGCTGGTGCGCTGGCCCAGCAGGACCACGCCGCCATTGAGGCCCATCGCCAGGCGCACGGACTCGCCACGAAAGGCGGCGGTCAGCACGTCTTTCCACTCGTCCGGCTCCATCATGGTCATGCGGCCGTCTACCGGCCACTCAAGCTGCTTGCTGAACTCGGTCAGGATCGGCCACATCAAGCGGTTCTGCGCCTGGCTGCGGGTTTCGGGCTTGAGCGTGAGAATCCAGCGATGCCCACCTTGCAACACAGCCTTGAGGAACGGGAACACCTGCTGCTGGATCACGGCCCAGGCCTGGGTTCGGTTATGCAGTTCGACGGTCAGGGACTCGCTCACGCTTTTGCCCTCCGGTACGGCCACGCGACAGTCGCAGCGTCACGCTCGTGCTCATTGGATCGACCAACCCACCCCGTCAGCCGCTCAAACTCGGCCGCGTTCAGCTTGCCGCCCTTCCCTGCTGGGCTGATGCCGTGGGCAGCTATGCCCAGGTCAGCGCACACGGCGGTAATGAGCGTGCACCATGCGTCGATCTGGCCGATGTTGCGGGCCATCTTCAAGGCGGCGGCCTTGCTGGGCACACTGGTCCAGACGTGCGACTGCAGGCGGGAATCCTCGAAGATGACGCGCGCCGGCATCAACGCCTTGATGGTCGCGGGCAGCGTGTGGGGCTGTATGGTTTCGAGGGCCGAGAGCTTGCCCTCTCGGAAAAACGCAAGGCCGGTGTGTTGGCCTGGGTCTATGCCAAGGATCATGCGGCCTCCGCAAACAAGGGCCCAACAGAATCAGTAATTCGTGCCTGTTGCAGCGGCCCATATTCCGGGTTCAGTTCACAACCCAGGTACTGGCGGCCATGCTGCAGGGCTACGGCAGCGGTGGTGCCAGAACCCATGAACGGATCAAGCACGATGTCGCCAGGGCGGCTACCAGCCAAGATGCACGGCTCGATCAGCGCAGGCGGAAAAGTGGCGAAGTGGGCGCCCTTGTAGGGGCGGGTGGCGACTGTCCAGACGCTGCGGCGGTTACGCTTGCCGTCCGGCTCGGCCATCAGCGACTGTCCGCCCTGAATCTGGCTGCGGTGGCGCGACTCAATATCAGTGCGAAGCGCCTTCCGATTGCCGGTGTTCGGCGCTTGGCCCGGTGCTTTGTAGCCCGGCCCGGTCAGGTCGTGCACGGTCTTGCCGACCGCATCCTCGCGCATCGCCTCGCTGTCGAAGAAGTACCGCTCCGACTTCGACAGCAGGAACACGTATTCGTGGGCCTTGGTGCAGCGGTCACGCACCGACTCCGGCATGGGGTTCGGCTTGTGCCAGATGATGTCCTGGCGTAGATACCAGCCATCGGCGCGTAGGGCGAAGGCGAGCATCCAGGGGATTCCGATCAGGTCTTTGGGCTTTAGCCCGGCCTGCGACAGCCAAGCTGGGCGATTGCGCACATTGGTGATGTTCTGGCCGCTATTGTTGCGCGTCCCGGCGCTGTAGTTGCCGCCGCCACCGCCAGCA